CATCCCATTTATTTTAAGGTGGTTCGAACACCTTACGCTGCAGGATGGCGACTGCATGATCTTCACTGATCATCAGCCCATGGAACGCGCGATTGTTAATGGCATAGTTCGTAGCCACACGCTTTGAGAGTCCACCTTTGTATTTGATGTGTGGAATGGACTCCTCCTTCAACACGCGATCCACCTCTCCCATTGTTACTCCGTCTCGCCGTAAATGTACATATTTATCGGCGATAATTGGACCTGAGTAGGCCGCTAAGCTTTCCCAGAAGCAGTAGCGGGGGGCACTGATAACCACAGGCCTCTCCAACAGACGTGTCTCGTGCACGTCACGCTGAGCGAGCATTGGAAGTCGGGCTTCGAACGCATTCAGGTACTCAGTGGCTAAAACAACACCGGCACCCTCATCCATATCGAGGCCCAACTCCAAGGCACGCCCGTAACAATCGGGCCCAGTTTCTTGTATCTCATTATACAGCGTTAAAAGAGATACGAATTTATCCTCAAAATGCGGGTCATCAACCCGCATCCTCTGCAAATCGCCATAACGCTTCCCTAACTTGCGAAACACGACGTGCGAATAAACTTTGGAGCAGAAACTAGATAACGCTCCGGTGCGATGTTTAAAAATGACTTGTTTGCAGACAAGTCTATCATTAAACTTTAATAGGCGGTCGCAGCCGCCATCATCCCCTTTCTGAACTAAACAATCGTCGACAGAGAAGTCGGTATCGATTGCTAACGTGGTTAACGTCATCCAGCAGTTAGCCAGCAGCGTCCACGGGGCACCAGAACCCAACGCATACTGAGAAAGGAGAACACAACACATGTCCATGGAGTAGGTCTTAGATACCTTGCACCTGGCCTGCTCAAAAAGCTTAATCCAGAGTTGTGCAACTCCGGCCCTCTTCGCGAGCCACGAAAAGGCTTCAATGTGAACACGCATGTGTGACGTGTCCTGCTTCTCCAGATCGAATTCATACATGGGCTTCGACATGCCCACCCACAGGTTTTGTATCCTGGCCGTTAAGGCCTCCTCTGAATAGCCAAGATCGACTATTATGTTTCTGCGCACGTTTAGCAGAAGGTACACACTCATGCGAGCCACCATACTTGCAACTATTGCTTGCATGTACGGGTGCATCGCGACCACGCCCTGGTTCTTCAGAAGATTATTAGTCTTCTTGGGAACTTGACCTTTTGGAAAAGCGTAGTTTTCCGCTTCCC